CACCTTTCCCTACATAAGCTGTTGCTTTCTGTGGATTGTATGGACCTGGCTTTCTAATACTTCCCATTATTTATTATTACTTATTATGCATTCAATACATTGTCCTGTAATATCTAAAAGAACTAAATGTATAGGACATAAGTTATTCATTATTATTTAGCTTTACGAGCTCTACCCATAGCTTTAAATGTTTTAGCTAAAGTTTTAGCTTTTCCAATACATCCAGGTTTAGTAATAGGAGTGCATTTACCCTTAGTGCCTCTTTTTTTAATAGAGGTTGTGGCTTTCTGTATCCAATTTTTATCCTTAGCTGCAGCCATGATGATTATTTCTTTTTAACAGAACCACCCATTTTCATTTTGGTAGCACCTTGAGCTTTTATTTGTTGTATTCTTTTTTGCAACTTATCTTTTGCAGTATTTGTAGACAAACCTAAAGAATCAGCTTTATTTTTAATAGCTGTACTATCTCCTATGACTTTTTTAAAAGAATAATTTATTTTAAGTCCTTCTTGTGCTTTTTTAATCTTTTTCATCTCTTTTTAGTTTTTCCTTTTGCACCAAGGGTTCTTTCTTGAACTTTAGTCCAAGCACCTTTAGGATCTACCATAGGAGCTTTTACATTTTTATGAGGTACGCCTGCAGAGATATTTTTTCCTGCTACAGTTTTTTTAGCTTTTGCCATTTCTTCCAAATGTTATATTAGGTTTAACTTTAATGTCCTTGTGTCGAAACTGCCAAATTTCGCAAGTTTCGTTAATAATAATAGTGTAAATAGTATCAGTTTCATGACCATAATCTGTGACAAGCCATACTATACCATCTCCTTTAGGCGTAGACACTTCTAGCCTATTAGTAGGCTCAAAAATCATTTTCCTTTAGCTTTGATTTTCTTTTCTTGCTTAAGCATTGCAGCTGTAGGTTTCTTTCCAGATCCTTTATTAGCTCTAATGTTATCCCAAAGTCCTCTTTGAGAAACAGAACCATCAGCACGTTTAATCATTTGTTTTGCCATCTTTTTATTCTTCTACCACTTCAATAGCAACACCATCATTAACAGCTCTTTCCACCATCTTTTCAATGATTTCATTAGCTTGGTGAGCCAACATAATTCTACTTGCTTCTGGTGTTCCTAATACAGCTCTTAAGCTATTTAAAATAAGACCAAATTCATCACCTTTAAGACTGAATTGATCTTCTGGACCCCATGTGTACTTTTTCTGTGGATTATAAATGTTGTTTGACATAATTATAGTTTTTGGTTTAAGTTGTAAATATACTAATTATCTAAAGTTATTTGAAAAGATATTGTAGCTGATGCTTTAATGCTTTTTGATAAATCTAATTTAATTTTAAACATGTTGTGAAACTTTAGTATTTCTTCCAATAACATTGGGTTATACTTAGGTAGACTAGGTGCTAATCTAAATATATAAGCATTGGGCCCTTTAGTTATTTCTAATATAGATAGTTCATCCACTGAATCTATTATTCCTTCTAAATGAGAAAAATACATTTCTTCATTATCTGGAAGTATTTCTGGGAAAAACTTTTTACTTAATTGCACAATTCTAAGAAAGTGTTAAAAGATATTTAGTTTTTGCTGATTCCCCAGATAATGCATCTGCCAGATTACATACATCATGAAACTTATTAACCTCTCCATATGCTTTTAATTGAGAAGAAAAAGATAGAAGATCTAAAGTACATTGCATACCTGTACAGTTTGTAAGAGGTTCTATTTTATAGGGAGCAGGTCTTTTACCTGTATACCCCATAAGCTTTTCTATTACATCATCTTTAAAATCTTGTACATATTCATACAATTTTCCTAAAGCTTTATGTTCAGCATAACTAGTAGTTTGCCAATGAGTTAAATGTAATTGCTCATGAAAATATGTAAGCTTTCCAGCTATAGTTTCCAATGTCAACTCTTCAGAAGAAGATGATTTCATCATCTCTTCTGGAAAGAATGATTTTGCCATAGTTTTTAATTAGAATTGTTATACTGCACAATCTTCTGAATTGGTACAAGAAGTAATTCCACCAGTTATAATAAGTCCAACATCTCCTGTTACAGCTGTAGAAGAACATACAATTGAAATTGTATCTGCATTAATAGGTGCTGTTACAAATTCCCTACCACAATCTGTATATGAGTACAGAAGTGTTTCTGCTGTTTCATTAGATATTGTATAACAGAAACAATCACCTGGTGTTGGTGTAGTGGTGGTTGTAGTTGTTGGTGTAGTTGATGTAGTAGTAGTGGTTGTATAATTACAACACTCGTATGCATCTATCTCTTGCCAATTGCCCACCTTTGGTTTATTTCTTTGTAGAATCAAACTACTTGGAACAACACGTCCTGAACCATCAAAACGTACATAGGCTTTTAGCCTTTTATTATTACCATTTGCCATATCTTTTTATATTATCCTAGAACAGTTGTAGTGGTAGTAGTTGTTGGAGCTGCTGTTGTTGTAGTGGTAGTAGTAGTATAATTACAACATTCGTATGCTGTAATTTCATGCCAATTACCCACTTTAGGAGCTTTTTTTCTAAGAATAAGAGATCCTGCTACCACTCTACCAGTTCCATCAAATCTCACAAACGCTTTTAAGCGTTGATTGTTACCATTTGCCATTTTAATTTTTTTAATTTGTGAATAAAAATTTTCTTTATATATATAAATTAAGATGAAGACTTCTAGCAACCAGGGCTACAAAATCTTTATTCATATTTAAGGTTGTATTTCTCTTTTAATTCAAGAAGTTGTTGTAGATAATAATGATTGCAACGTTTTTTTGATTCCTCATTATTTAGTACATCTTGTAGATGTGGATCATTAAATGGATCTTTACCAGTGTGGTAAGTTCCTTTATAAAATGCTGGATATGCTCCTCCCATAAATGGATCAGTTATTCCTGCATTATGTAATATAGTTGTTCTTTTAAGTTTTTCAATAGGATCAGAGCTCCATGCAAATTCCATTTCTTGAATGTTCATTGTTTGTCCTTCTCTTTTCCAGATGTTCCAAAGTACAGCCCACATATCAGCACACCAACTTTGGAATCCTTTATTTTCACTCTCAAAGAACTCTTGATTAATATTTCTTAAATGTGTACGAATAATTAAACAACTACTCATTACATCACTCCAGAATTGTTCATCTATGTTCTTTAATAGATATTGAGCACCTCCTGAATGTAAGTTGTTAGCTTCTGCTATTTCTCTTGATATACCATTTACAGATGTCATCTCTTGTAGTATATCTCTTTCTTTATAAGCTTCTAGTTTATCTGGAAGAACATCTTTTATCTTACTATCAAAATATGAAGCATTGATGTAACTATTTGTATCTGATAGATAACTTATATCATCATCTATATACTTATCAATGTTGAACTCTTCTGTAAAAACTATATCACTATCACAATAGAATACAGCTTTGTCTTTCATCTCAGGATGATCTCTAAAATATCTCATTAGAACATAAGGTCTAATGATTGGTATATAGATATTTAGAAGTTTACTCACTTTATCTACATCTTTATAGAATACAAATTCTGTTTCTGGATATAGATCAATTATCTTTTCCCATCTAGTATTCTTTTCCCTAAAGTCAGGGATGTATATTAATACAGTGGCTTTATTTGAATGCCCAAGTTTTTTCAAACTTTCAAGCCATAGATGTACTTGCCATATATAGTAAGAATCATCAGGCTGGGCACAAAGAAATCTTAATTCCTTCATATATGTAGTTGGTTGGTTGTTGGTTTATTTATTTGTTTTTAATAGCTTCTAAAGCAGCTTTTGCTTCTTCAAGAGTCATACCTTCTTTAATAAAATCAGATAGTCTTTTATCTTTAGCTTCTCTAATAGCTTGTTCTTCTGGGGTTACTTTTGTAATTGACATAATTATAAATTTTAAACGTTAACTTGTACAATCCATCCTTTACCTTCTAAACTTGTTTTAGCTGCAAGTCCTGCAGCACTAGGAACAGCATTTGTACCAAAATTAAGATACAGATAGCCATTACTAAGGCCATAGTTATCAAGAGAGATGAGTACATGATCTATAGAAGCTTCTGTTAAAGTATTATCTGTCAGATCAACATCAAATAAGTTTGCACAACCTGTAATGTTTATATGAGTGAGTACACTACAACAATGATAAAGTTCGTCTATAGAACTTAAACCAGTTAAGTCCAAAGAATAAATATTCATATCATCACTATCCCATTCATTAAGACCATTAAGTGCAATAGCATTATTTAGAGATGTAGTGTCTCCAGGTCCAAATCCTAATTCAAAATCTTGTAGTTGAGAAGGATTGTTAACACATAAAAGAACAGTGTGAGGAATAGAATCTCCAAAATCATATTGAAAATCATAATCATTTCCATCTGCATCAAGACTAAAAGACTCTGAAAAACTAGGAGTCCAATAAATAGTTCCTGTTAGGTTAGCACCACCTACTACTGTTTCTAAAGTAAATCCATATACACCAATTGCAAATTCTTCATCATATAGATTGCCTACTGCTTGTAATGTTACACAAGAATCACACACATTGGTAGTTCCACAGCATAAATCAACAGGCATAATCTCTACAAACTTACCAGTGGTAGGTTTGTCTTGTCTTAATATAAGACTTCCTGGAACAATTTTCTTTTGTCCATCATAGCGTACATATGCTTTTAATTTATTATTAGTTGACATGTTGTTTTAGTTTAACAAGGGGTTAATGTATCAGTTACAGTTAGAAAAACAGCTTCATTATTATGGAAATACCAGATATATGGTTCATTAACTGAACACAAAGTATAAGTTCCTATCTGTCCTGAATTAAAAGCAAATCCACCACCACTATAACCACTAGGACAATTACTTATATAGAATCCACCAAACTCATCATATGCTGTAACCTCAAGTGGATTAGGAACATTTATAGTGATTACCTCACCTGTATTTCCTGTAGCATTTTCCACATCTTCTGCTGTTATAGTGTATTGCCATTCAGTGGAGATACAAGCAACTGTTGTTGTTGTGGTGGTTGTAGAACATCCACCAGCAGTTATACAAATTAAACGTTCTAATTGTTTAGATATTTGCCAAAGCAAATTGCTCTTTGTACTCCAGCCTATTTGTCTATTTGGAATTCCCATTAGTGTACTATTTTTAAAACATCGCCTGTTCTATATACATCTCCATCTACTAATCCATTTGCAATAGCATTTGCATTATCTGTATATTCAAGCACATTTGATAAATGTGGTGTATTTGATGCAGTGTACGTCACCTTTGTAAGATATTCTAATTGCTTAGATATCTGCCAAAGGAGATTTTCTTCTGTTCCCCAACCTATTTCTCTGTTTGGAATTTTCATTTTACAAAAATATAATGTTTATTATAACAATTAATGCTTTACAATAATTTAGTATAACTAAATTAGTTATAAAATAATAATCAAATTAGTTATCGTCCTTGACCTCTATACTTAGAGCTAGGAGATGAATGTTTATTGGTAGTTTTAGAATGCTTACCTATTCTTCTTTTACCAAATACAATTTTAGCATTAGAAGCTTTTTGAGATGTGGGTTTCTTTGCCATTGGTTTATGTATAAATACTTTATATTAAATCTTTTTTCCAAATAAAGCCTTTACAAGTTTTTTGTCTTCTGTTTAAACAATCTGTAATGCCAGTCTTATTTATATTATAATAGTTTATAGCATCTTTAGCACAATTCCATGTTTTTAAAAACTCTCCAGACAAACTATATTGATGTACAGGATATGCTCTACCATTGTCAGCTCCCTTAGATTTTAACCAAGATCCTGTTTTGTTTTCTTTATGAGTTAAAGACATCTTTTTTCTAGTCTCTTCACTAGTTTTTCTGCCTAAAGCTTTCTGACGAATTTTATTTTTTGTTTCTTCTGAAACAAAATGATTTAGTAAAGAAGTTTTTCTTTTTAAGTTAACTTCTTCCCCTAAACTTCCCCCTTGTCCTCCATCTGCTATGTTACATAATAACCCTTTAACAGTCGTTTTCCCGTATAGTTTTATAAATTCTTTTTCTTTTTCACAAGCTTCTTCCCAAGTAAGATCATCTAGGATTATTTGAACCTTAAACTCAGTTTTGTTTACAATATTATTCCAATAAGTATTTCTATTTTTATGAGAATAAGCTCTTGTAAATATTCCATTGTCTTCTTTACCAATACCTATATAAAAAGGTTGATTAGTATCCAATCTAATGTGTCTATATAAGTATGCCATCCTATTTTACTATTTTTTCATTTCCTTTATAAGGTAGATAAACAGTTTCCCCGTTTTTCTTTGTAGCTATTAAGATTTGGTTTTTTAAATTATTTTCATCGTAGCTAACATGCACCCAAGAAAGGTTACCATTTATAGGAAACTCTGCTATCAGTTGTTTAAACTTAAGATTATTTTTAATATAATGAAACACATCATTGTTTGAAATTTTAGTACCATCCATATCTATGTCAATAGCTCTTCCAAAACAGTGATCAGAAGTTAAACTAGTACCAGGAACAAGTCTATTTAACTTCTCACTTCTATATCCTGAACTTATATGTATTGGTGTGCCAAAATGTTCTCTAATTGGTTGAAAGATATTAGTTGCTAGTATTTTTAAGCTTTCTAGATGTTTTTCTGTTGGCATATTATCTATACCACTTCTTTTAGCAGATTCACTTCTAGTCACTTCTGACAAATTTAAATTCTCTGATAGTTTCATTCTTCTTTTTTAGTATTTTTTGTTCCAAAATAATAACTGAATATCATTAATATAAGTGTCTTAATTAAATCAAATAACTCTTTATTTATTTCATCTGCTAATAACTTAATCTTAAAAGCGATTACTTTGTCTACAATAAATAAAGCTACTAATGAAGTAAAGACTAAAATTATAAACCTTACAAGAACGTCTTTGGTGTCATTGACAAACATCTTGTTTACAAAGTATACACCAGAGATAATAATGGTTAATCCCATTACTATTCCTGTAATCATCACCCATAAATTTGGATAACTAAACATCTTTTTTCTTAAATATTTTCTCAGCAGAGGTCAAACCCAAACAACCAAACGCCAA